GCCACTGCTGATACAGATGGCAGTAGAAAATGGACTTATGTTCCTGATGCAACAAATACTGCTGAAGTTATCTCAGGAACTAAGGGATATCTTGACATCAAAGGTATCTACTATCAGTCAGGAGACTTCGCAACACATGGTATAGTATATTTTACCAATACAGGTCTACAAACCTCCACAACTGCTCCTAGTGCCTCTGTAAGCGTTTCAGGAAAAATCTTGACTGCGGTAACTGAGGTAGTTCTAACATTACCAAGTGCACTTAGTGTAACTGCTGGACAATATGTTAGACAACCAGCTAGTGGTTCTGGTATAAATGGTATTGTAAAGTCAACATCAAATTCAACATCTGTTATACTAATAGGTGTTGAAGGCACATTTACAACATCTGCTGACATCACACTGAATGGAAATGGAACTAGTCTTACACCATCAGCAGTGACGGTGAATTACACTGACAAACCAATGTTTACAAGCACCATTGATGGGGGCTCATTCTAACTCATAAAAAATCATGGCACAAAATAATGACGTTGATGTGAACACTTTGATTAAACTTTATAATCAAAAAATTGCAACATTAACAAACCAAAATATCCTTTTGGAAGCGAAATTGACAACAGTAATGACTGACTTTAATGATGAAAAAACCAAGTTAGCTGCAGCAGCACTTGAGTGGCAAACAAAGTACGAAAACTTAGCATCTGAGGTAGAAGCAGAATAATGGCAAAACCATCCACCAGACAAGGGTTAATTGATTACGCACTTAGAAAATTGGGTGCACCTGTTCTTGAAATCAATCTTGATGACGATCAAATTGATGATATGGTGGATGATGCATTGCAATATTTTCAAGAAAGACACTTTGATGGTGTCGAGGAAATGTTTTTAAAACATGAGTTTACTCAAGATGAAATTGATAGAGGAAATGCTCATACAGGCCCAAATACTTCAAACACCGCAGGTATTGTAACTACAACAGGTTCATCAACAGCAATCAGTGGTTATGGATCTACAACATCTACTTTTGTGGAGAACTCTAACTTCATTCAAGTTCCAGATTCAGTCATAGGTGTTGAAAAGATATTTAAATTTGATTCTAGTTCAATATCTGGAGGAATGTTTAGTATTAAGTATCAGTTATTTTTAAATGACTTGTACTACTTTAACTCTGTAGAATTACTACAATACTCAATGGTCAAGAGTTACTTAGAAGACATTGACTTCTTACTAACTCCTGATAGACAAATAAGATTTAACAAGAAACAAAATCGTTTATATCTTGATATGGATTATAAATCTCTAAAGGCAGGAGATTTCATAGTTATAGATTGCTTGAGGATATTAGATCCTAATGATTTCACAAAGGTGTATAATGATATGTTTTTAAAAATGTATTTGACTGCATTAATGAAACGTCAATGGGGACAAAATTTAATTAAATTTAGAGGAGTAAAACTTCCCGGTGGTTTAGAACTAAATGGTAGAGAAATATATGAAGATGGTCAAAGAGATCTAGAATTTGCATTAACGAAATTAAAAGAAGAGTATGAGTTACCTCCTCTAGACTTTGTTGGGTAATATGTATGGCACTCAATCCATTTTTTCTACAAGGATCACCCGGTGAACAGAGATTAATTCAAAATCTCATAAACGAGCAGTTGCAAATTTATGGGGTGGAGATTACTTATATTCCAAGGAAATTTGTAAATAGACAATCAATAATAGAAGAAGTACAATCATCAAAATTTGATGATAATTTTTTATTAGAGGCTTACGTCAACACATATGAAGGTTACTCAGGTGCTGGAGATGTGATGACAAAGTTTGGTGTCAGTTTAAGAGATGAGGTTACACTCACAATATCAAAAGAAAGATTTGAAGATTTTATCTCACCATTTCTAGATCCAGATGATTATGAATTATCAACTAGACCAAGAGAGGGAGACTTAATATTTTTTCCACTTGGTAGTAGATTATTTGAGGTAAAATTTGTTGAGCATGAAAAACCTTTTTATCAATTAGGTAAGAATTACGTTTATGAACTTCAATGTGAACTCTTTGAGTATGAAGATGAAATTATTGATACATCTATAGATGAAATAGATCAAACAGTTCAAGATGATGGATTTATAACCACACTCAATCTTGTAGGATCAGGAGCAACTGCATCTGCAACCGCTGTATTATCGCCTGTATTATCAAATAGAGGTTATATAAGATCTATTACTGTGTTAAATGATGGTAGTGGTTATACATCAACACCCACAGTCTTTATTTCGACATCAAGAGATGGTGCTGGTGTTAATGCAAGTGCTGTTGCAATTACAACAAGTGTAGGTGGATTAAACTCTATAAAAGAATTAATATTAACAAATGCTGGTGCTGGATATACACAAGCACCTGATATTAATATCGTAGGTGGTGGAGGAAGTGGTGCGATTGCTACATGTACAATCGAAACAACACAAAGAGGTGTTATATCATTTAATGTTTTAAATGGTGGAACTGGATATACAAGTCCTCCAGCGATTACAGTTTCTGGGCCAGGAGCAGGAGTTACTGCAATAGGAGAGTCAGTTATTGATATAGGAAATGCCACATTACAATCTATTAGAGTTAAAAATCCCGGTATAGGTTATACTGTTGTTCCAACTGTCACAGTTGGCAATCCGAATATTATCACTGGTCGTGGTAATTTTGAATTTAACGATATAGTTGTTGGAATGGAATCATTTGCAGAAGCACGAGTTAAAGAATGGGATGCAGATACTAAAGTACTTAAGATCTCAAATGTTGGCATAGGATCAACAATTGCAGGATTTAACCCCGGTGAAGAGATAAGAATTCAGACAAGTTTGAATGACGATAATACCAGAAACTTTAAGACTCTATTTGTCGGTGATTCAACAACAGCTGGTACAATTGGTGTACAAACAAATAGAATTACTGGCATTGTAACAACTGGTATAAACGTAGGTGCAGCATTGTCTGAAGTAAGTGGTGTAATAGGAGCTGGAGTCACTGTAATTTCTGTTCTACCATCTGTCGTAATAATGAGTAGGAATTCACTGAATACCACATCAACTACACTTCAGGTTGGTGCTGGAACTACTGCGTTTGTTGCATACAATGTTCGCGAATATGATAAGAGAGATATATATGATGAATACAGTGATAACGATGAGTTTGAAACTGAGGCAGATTCTATCATTGATTTTGCTGAATCTAATCCCTTTGGTACATACTAATGTTAGGTACATATTACTATCACGAAATACTTAGAAAGACAGTCATATCTTTTGGAACGTTGTTCAATGATATTCATATTCGTCATAAAGGTAGTGATGGAAAATCAATCAGTGACATGAAAGTTGCATTGGCATATGGCCCCATGCAAAAATTCTTAGCAAGACTTGAGCAACAACCTGAATTAAATCGTGCAACTCAAATTACATTACCTAGAATGTCTTTTGAGATGACTAATATTGCTTATGATTCAACCAGAAAGGCAGGTATAACTCAGACATTTAAAGCATCTGATGGCACAAATCTTAGAAAAGTATTCATGCCAGTTCCATATAATATTGGATTTGAATTAAATATTCTTGTTAAATTAAATGATGATGCACTTCAAATAGTAGAGCAGATATTACCATATTTTCAACCAGCATTTAATCTATCTGTGGACTTAGTAAGTGTGATCGGAGAGAAGAGAGACATAAGTGTCGTATTAGATAATATATCTTTTCAGGACGACTATGAAGGAGATTTTGCAACAAGAAGAGCATTAATATACACACTCAACTTCACTGCTAAAACATATTTGTTTGGCCCTGTTGCAGATACACCAGAAGGTATTATCAAAAAGGTTCAGTTGGATTATCATACAACTATGGACAGAGAGAATGCAAGAAGAGAACTCAGATATGTTGCTACACCACAAGCAGTAAAAGATTATGATAATGATAATACTGCAACATTAACATTTAACGTAAACACATCTCAAGTCAGAATTAACGTAAATGATACATCAGGATTTGCAGTAAATGACCGAATTGTAATTGATAGTGAGGTCATGCAAATTAAAGAAATACCAGATGCAACAACTCTCGCTGTCAAGAGAGGATTCAGTCGAACTATTAAGGCAGAACATATTGAAAATACAAAAGTTAATAAATTAACTACAGCAGACGATTCTCTGATTGAAGTTGGAGATGATTTCGGATTCAACGAAACATCCAGTATATTCACAGATTCATTACAATTTAATCCTGCTACAAGGACAGACTCATGATGAACACAGATTTTGGTAGTATTGAAAAATCACTTAACGTAGAAACATCAATTGTTCCCAAGGAAGAACCTAAAAAACCGGAGTTACCAAACGTAGTTCTAAAAAAAGATGATGTTGAAAAAGATTACAAATATACAAGAGGTCAATTATATTCATTAATTGAAAAAGGTCAAGAGGCAATAAATGGTATTATGGAGGTAGCAGGTGAAAGTGCAAGTCCAAGAGCTTATGAAGTTGCAGGTCAGTTAATTAAATCAGTTGCAGATAGCACTGATAAATTAATGGATCTTCAGAAAAAAATGAAAGATATTGATGAAGATAATTCAAAAACACAAGGAAATGTAACTAATAATTCTTTATTTGTAGGTAGCACTGCAGAATTACAAAAGATGCTAAAGAAAGGTTTTCTAAATAATAAGGAGTCAGAAACTGATAAATGAAGTCCTGCAAAAAAGGATATTACTATTGCAACACTGACAAAAAGTGTAAACCGATTCCCGAAGGGTCTGTTCTTCGTGATGATGGTTTTTTAATGAAAGAAACTTTAGACCAAAAAGATAAACCATTTGTAAAAAAATTGGTTAAAAAACTAAGGGGTGGTTCTAAAACACATGCTAAACAAGCAGATGATTTAGAAAAAGCAATGAATGAAGAAAAACATGGTGATCACGAACCAGAAATGATTCGTAATCAATTGAAAACTGCAGGTAGAGCATCTAAACGTATTGAAAAGCATTCACGTAAGAAAGATAATTTCAAAGCGTGGGTTCAATCAAAGATAACTAAAGCATCTGATTACTTAGATACTGCTGCAGATTATCTAGATAGTAAAGAAGTTGATGAAGCAGCGAATCCTGCACAACAGGCAGCGATTGCTATTGATATGAAAAAGAAGGGTAAGAAACCAAAGAACATGACGGAGGAGGGTCTTCGTGCATGGTTTGGTAAGTCAAGTGGAACTACTAAGTCTGGACGCAAAGTAAAAGGTTGGGTTCAAGTTGGTGGTAAATATGATGGAAAACCTTGTGCTCGTCAACCCGGTCAGAAAACAACTCCTAAATGTGTCTCCTCTGCAAAGAGAAGATCCATGAGTGATAAAGCAGCACCAACAATGGTATCAACAGATCCAAAAAGAAAAATGAAAGAAGAATACACATCACTATCTTTGCGTTTGGAAGTTCCAAAAACACAAAGTGATTTTACAAAAGGTCTAATGTTCCGTGAGAGTCTTGAGACTAATAGCGGTATGCTTTTCGTATTTGATCGTATAGCACAACAGTCATTTCATATGACAGAGACAACTATACCTCTTGAAGTTGCCTTTATAAGAAAGGATGGTATTGTTGAGAGTATCAAATCATTAGAACCTAGAGATCCAAATCCAGTTTATTCTGATGGGCCAATTGAATTAGCTATTGAAGTAAATCGTGGTTGGTTTGCAGAAAATAATGTAGAGGTAGGTGATGAATTAGTGGTCGAGTATATTGTAGAAAATCCTAAAGAAAAATATCGTTCAGAAACAGGAACAATCTATGATATTATTAATGAAGTAAAAGATAAAAAAGGAAAAGGTAGTGGAACTAAAGATGCTTGCTATCATAAAGTAAAATCAAGATACTCTGTGTGGCCAAGTGCATATGCATCTGGTGCATTAGTCAAGTGTCGTAAGGTAGGTGCTGCAAATTGGGGTAATAAGTCAGAAGCATTGGAAATTCAAAATGCTGATGGACAGACTATAGCAGGTGTAGTTGATATAATTGGTCAAGAGCATATGAAACCAATTACAAATGATAATGGTGTTTGGAAAGGTACACAACAGGTGACTGAAGGAATGAAAAGAGATGAATATGGTGATCCAATAGGTGGGCCAAAAATCTCTAAGAAACAGAAAACAAAGAACCTTACATCAAATACTCCTGATGAACAACATACTACAACAACCTCTGAGGGTTCTGCATATGGTATGTTCAAAGGGTCAGGCAAACCATCTGGTCAAATGGCAGCATTTGGAAAGCAAGAAAAGAAACCAAATCCATATGGTAAAAGAGCAAAATTAAAGATGATCATCAAAAGCATCGCTGAAAAAGAAAGATCAAAAGCAGGTGTCACAAAGGAAGAAGCAGAAAACATTGATGAGAAGTGTTGGAAGGGTTATGAGAAAAAGGGTATGAAAACAATGTTTGGTAAAAGATATCCAAACTGTGTGAAAAAGAAAGTTGGTGAGTCTGTATCTAATTGGAGAGATGAAATAGGTTATGAGGGTAAGGACGACCTAAAAAAGTTATCTGAAGACGATATGAAGGGTATGAGTGTCAAGTCTGGACACAAGAGACCCACAAAAAGCGGTGCCGGAATGACAAAGAAAGGTGTCGAAGCATATCGTCGTAGAAATCCCGGATCTAAACTTCAAACTGCGGTAACTACAAAACCTTCTAAATTAAAGAAAGGTTCTAAGGCTGCAAACAGGAGAAAAAGTTACTGTGCAAGAAGTGCAGGACAAATGAAGAAGTTTCCAAAAGCAGCAAAAGATCCGAATAGTCGATTAAGACAAGCACGAAGACGCTGGAATTGCTAATTGAATTATGTCTGATAATGTTTACCTTGGAAATCCGAATCTAAAAAAAGCGAACACTGCGATTAATTTTACTCAAGATCAAATACTTGAGTTTGTTCGTTGTAAGGAAGACCCTGTTTATTTTGCACGTAAATATATAAAAATTGTTTCACTAGATAGTGGTCTTGTACCATTTCAGATGTATGACTTCCAAGAAAAACTTGTCAGAAACTTTCATGAAAGTAGATTTAACATCTGTAAAATGCCTCGGCAGACGGGTAAATCCACTACAGTTGTATCTTATTTGCTTCACTACGCAGTTTTTAATGATAACGTTAATATTGCTATACTTGCGAACAAGGCCTCAACTGCCAGAGATTTACTAGGCAGATTACAGTTGGCATATGAAAATTTGCCAAATTGGATGCAACAAGGTATAATCGCATGGAACAAAGGTTCTCTTGAACTTGAAAATGGATCCAAAATTTCAGCTAACTCTACTTCTTCATC